TGAAGCGCAAGCAATGCCCGTGAATCTGTAATCGTACTCAACTCTTGCTCAGAAAACCCTAAATTCTGACCATACTCCAATAAAGCTTTACCTTCTGCTTTGGCCTTCTCTGGAGAACTCCACTCAGGAATTTTCTCCTTCAAACTAGCAACTTCTTGAGCCATCGTTTGTTGCAAATGCTTTTGCAGTTCAACTTGACGCACTTGATTGAGTCTCTCTTGCTCTGCTTGAACCGCATATCTCTGTTGTTGCCTACGCTGATGTGATGTCCATTGACGGGCATATTCAGTCGGGTCTTCAACTTCTAAACGATTCCAATCAGGCTCTGGAGGCTCAAACTCCTGCAATTTCTGCTGTAATTGTCCTAATATCTGAGAGTATTGTTCACGCTCTCCACGTACTTGCTGAAACTCAGATTCGACTAATTTGCGCTCTTCTGCTAGTTTCTGCGTTTTCCGTGTGTAGTCAGCTTCACGTTGGTAGCCTCGGATAAGTTCATCCTTTGGGACTTCGATTTCTTTGCCATCAACTTTGACAACAAACTTCTCATCCCTTGGAGCTTCTTCTTCAGCTTCCTCTTCTTCGCCTTCTACTTCTTCGGAAGATTCCTCTGTTTCATCTTGCGTCTCCGCAGATTCCACTTCCTCAGACTCAGGTTCGGGTTGCCCCTCCTCTGGTTGCGCCTCTGCACTAGTGTCAACACCCTCTTGGCTGTCTAGCATAGTAGCAAAGCTTTGCGCTGCTTGATTTACTGTAATCGAACCGATTGCATTTGCGTTATCGGACATATTTACCTCTTAGTTTAACAATCATTTGTTTGGGGGTCTACCCCGTCTACGTACAAGGGCAACTTCTGCCATCTTGCCTGTATCCATAACAGAGCGTAGTTTTGCTCTCAGAATATCAACTGTTGTCAGAAGCAAGTAAGCTTGCTCTCTAACTGGATTCTCCATTAACTTGGAGTTTCTAATCTCACGATAACAGTCATCTTCTATTCGTTTAAGCATTTCATTAAGGAGTTCATCCTCAAGAAGTAACTTAGCCCTGTCTCCTCTTGCGAGGTTAATTTCTAGATCGTCCATTTACATCATCGGTTGGGGCTGTTGAGGGACTTGCGTCTGGCTCATTGCAGCTTGTTGTCTGATTAATTCTCGGTCTGTATTCATTGCGGCATTAATCTCCGCACTTTGAATTTGTACACCATATTTCAATTCTAGCTCATATCTACGCAAAATACCATCTTGTTCAACACGATCTCTTTCACGATCATCAGACATAATCATTTTTTGGCGCTCTAAATCCAATTCAGCGGCTTTCTTTTGAATATCAGCTTGAATAGATTGAACCTGTACTTGAGCCAACATCTCCTCTGGAGTGGGCTTTGGAGGAGGTGGTTCTGGCAATTGGAAATCAACAGGTAATTGGTTAAAGTAATTCTGTGAATCCTTAATACCTGCCAACTGCAACATTTTAGTTAATGTGTTTGTATACTGTGGTAAAGAAACAACAGGATTATTAACACCAGTTTCTTTAATCAACATTTCCTGACGCATTGCAACCTGATTCAGAATATTAATTCGGTCTTCAATAGTGCCATCACCAACGCCTACATTAACGATTACATCCATATTGGCATCCCAAGAACGGGGGTCAATAGGCACGAATGTATTACGCAAACGAATCATGCGTTCTTTATCTTGATTCTCAATAACGAGTTTCAAGATGCCAGTAAATAGTTTACGCAAACCAGTTTCAGCAAAGATACGGGCAATCATCTCGATATGCTGATGTGCGGCATTAACAGTCGCAGATACTGCGGCTTTGGTAGTGCTTTGCAATGCGTCTGCATCCAAGCCAGAGGCCGCCTTAGAAATACCTGTACGGGTCTGTTTAATGTCATCCAAGTAGTCAAGCATTGGGAATGCGGCTTGACCAACAAAAGGAGTGGTAAACGGCTGAACCATACCTGGCGCTCTCATGCGAATAACAGCACCAACTTCTGTATTCAACACGTCTTCCATGTTGGCCTGACCCTCAACAATCGCTGTACGAGGGTGGATAGACTGAGCCAAAGAGTCCAAAATGCCACGTTGGACATTAGACTTGATACGCTGAATATCCATGACCACATCAGCAGGACACATACCAAAGAAGGTATGGGGTTCTGGATCTGGGCAGAAGTCAGCAAACTGGCGGTCATCAACAATCTCATTGCGGATAACTTTGTTGCCAGTACCAACTGTGCAAATCCTACGCATCTCAGCAATGCCATCACCATCAAAGTCTACCTTTAAGTAGCCTTCAATATAGAGAACACTCTTGCTTGATGGATCACCATTGTTTGCAGTACTGATAACGGCAAATGGATTACGGGCTTGGTATTCTTGGTTGTTGTCAAAGTCATTACCATTACCTGCAACCTCAACCATTTCATCGTAGTCATAACCCATTGCGACTAGATCGGAAACAGTCTTCATAGTCCTGTGGCCTACAAAAGTAGCCTCATCAATAGACTTTGCTCTGCGGTCAATCAGAAACTCTTCAGGTGGTAATGCCTCAATCTTTACCTTGCCTGACTTAATTCTGCGCTTGATCTCCACATCGTACATCATGGGAGGTGGAGTCATAATGCCTTGGGCATCATTCATTGGTTGAGTGCCAGGAACAGGATACTCACGCACCGCAGAAATTTCAATGTCTGGGTCTTGAGTCAGGAACATCATTGTCTGCTCATCAAGCATAGAGAATGACTCGGCCTTAACTTCTACAGACTCATCCCACCAGTACTTCACGATACCGCACTTGCGTACCAAAGCATCTTTAAATGCCGAGTGCAAAATCTTAAAGCCTGGGTTATCACGCTTAAAAATAAAGTCAACATAGTCTGTTGCTTGTTCGGCAGACTGTACATCCTCTGGTCCTTGTGGGGCAAACTCAACCACACGCTCTGGGCCAAAAAAGATACGCATCAGGCTTGGGAGAATGCCTTGTACAGTATCACGTACATCCATTGATACTACTTGTGAACGGCCTTCTTCTTCATCACCAAAGGCTTGTCCATAATAGTATTCAGTAGCTAATGCACGATTGCCACCAATGTCATCATCAATAAATGAGATTGCGTCATAAATTTCAGCAGAGATAACGCCTTGAAGTTGTTCTTCAGACATTACCTCATCTTCTTGCATCTCACCTTGCAAGGTTTCAGCCATCAACATTGGGTTTTCTTGTTTCATTTTTAATCCTTAACGTCCAGCAATGTATGGAAGAATACCTTGTGAAGCACCGCCATAACCTTGGAGTAGTGACGGAATGCCACCAACATAATTACTACCCATACCGCCACCACCCATACTAAATTGTTGGGGAGCCATCATTTGCTCCTCTTGTTGAGTTTTGGGGTTAAAGGCATACTTGTATGCACCTGACAACATATCACCAGCAGTAGCGTTTGGATTGGTGAAAGTCTTATAAGCGTCCATAGTTGGAGAAATTGCTTGATTACCAAGACCGCCAATAGTGCTACCCAAGCTTTCAGCAGTAGTTGGGGCAGCCATACCGCCACTAGCAACTGCTTCAGACATACCACCACCAGCTTCAGCAGCGGCAGGTAAAAAAGATTCCATCAATGCGGCTAAAAAGGCTTCCATTTAGTCTTCCTCATCTTCCATGTCGTATTCGGTCTTAGCCATCATCAACATATTCTGCTGATTCTTGGTCATCTTCTTGGTGATAGGGCCACCAGATAGCCATGCTGAACAGGTACGCTCACCTGCGCATTTAAAGTCAAACAGCTCACAGTAGCCAAGATTAGCCGCACCTTGGACATCTTTGGCATAGCCATCAGTCTCTTCATCAATACCTTTGAGAATGCAATCTAGCATCTCAGGGGTTTGGATAAAGGCAGCGCAGTTACCGCAACGCATTTCTTGGACTTCATCAATAGATACTGACCACATATCAGCTAGGTTCTGCCAGTACTCTTCGTTATCTTCTTCTGGGTTGGCAGGACCATAGTCAACATTCTTGATCGCCCAATTACGGGCTTTCAAGTTTTCCTTGATGTCATAAGTAGCGATAGGGCAGTTCATGTTTACCACTTTACTTTGTTTGCCCAGAATGCTGCACTCATCTTGCCTTTGGCAATATTCTGAGCGTGACGGGCTTTAAATGCTTCGTTTCTTTTAGATCCATCAGGACTACCAGAAACACCTTGTTGACCAAAACGAATTAACTTTACATCGTCACCAGATTTAGCCAATACTGCGTGACTTTTCTTTGGGTGGTTAGGAGTTTTCTTTGGCTTGTTGTAGCCAGAGAACTCTTCTGAACCACGCTTAATCATTTCTTTTTAGCAGTCTTAGCCGCTTGCTTAAAGTCTTTAGCAGTAGGAGCGCCTTTTGTGCCAGGCTTTCGCATCTTTTCTTTAGAGCCAGCTTTAATTCGTTCTTGTTTGGCATTGATATTGGCATAGAGTCCAGCCTTCATTTCTTGCTCCGATTAGTAGCGGTGCGACTTCCACGTTTGGGCATAGCACGAGCCTCGCTCATAGCAATGGCAACAGCTTGGTCACGGGATTTAACCTTCTGACCAGAAGAAGACTTTAGCTTCCCACGCTTGTATTCACCCATTACTTTGCCAATCTTGTTGGCGGCTTCATCCATTTTCATAGGAATCTCCTAACATAGGTTACGTGATATTACCATATTTAAAAAAAAGAGCCACTTTTTTAGGGTGGCTTAAATGGCAACGGCAATCAGACCAATCCTCGGATCAACCTTTTAATCGGTTTTCCCCAAGACAGGTTAGACCCCCAAGATATGGTGGCGGCATCTGAGGCAAATGTCAAGACAAAAGCATCAGCCATGTCGGGAGATTTCAATCCCCTACGTCTAATATCATCTTTGGACTCAATCTTTATCTTCCCGTTAGAGGTAAAGGTGTACCTAACTGTCGCCAGTTCAGCAATGAAATCCTCATTATTGGGTATCTTGCAGTCCCGCTTCTCAAGCCAAGCCTTGGTTTTGTGCCAAAGTTCTGCTCTTAGGTTGAGATACGTGCCACCCATAGCAGGGCTTTCTGACACATTAATCCCACGGCATGGCAGTTTTAGTTCTCTGAGTCGGTCAACAACACCTGCACCGAGGCCAATAGAGTCAACCAGAATCTCTGTAGGGCGGCTCTTGTGGTCACAAGCTTCGTATTGGGCCACTACTGCACCAGTTAACTGCATCAGATCCAAGTTCCTCCACCTCTCAAGAGTGTGTACAACATTAGACTGACGTTTACATAGAACTGAAGAATCGGAGCCAAAACGTGCCACATCGAGTCCCCAAATAATCGGAGCATCTTCATAAGCTCTTGTATCCCTGTGTTTAGCAGACTCAAGCAACTCCATAGGAATAATCGTGTCATCATCGCTCCTTGGAAACTCACCCAGAACCCTGATCCGATAGGCATTACTTTCCTCGCCATAGCGGGATTTCATGTCTTCTACGTACTCTTTACTCACCCGAGTAGAGTCTATACAAGATACTCTCTTTGTCCACCACTCATCTTTAAGTCTATTATGTGTGTCAAAGAAGAAGCCAGAAGACCTAACTGGATTGCCCAACAGAATGGTCAAAGCATTGTGACCAGACATAGAACCTGCGGCAGCCTCAAATACTGCCTCTGGAACACCAGAAGCCTCATCCGCAACCAACATGACGTTCTCAGAGTGGACACCTTGTAGGGCTTCAGGTTGTTCAGCACGAGAAGTCCTTGCAGAGATAAAAGCCTCGGTAGCGGAAGCCTTTAGCTCTATCCTCTCTTGTTTGACATCAAGTAAGTCTTGGATCGGTTGGGGTAGTTCTTTAACCCACCTTTTTAGCTCGGCAAACAAAGCATCATAAAGTTGGGCAGAAGTAGGGGCAGTAACCACCACCTTCACAGGATACCTGGTCAACAAGAACCATAGCATTGCCCAAGAAGCAGTAGTTGACTTACCAACCCCGTGACCAGACCTGATTGAGATCTTTCGCTCACCAGTAGCTACAGCATTAAGAAAGTCCTTCTGCCAATCATCAGGCTCTACTCCCAGAACCTCTTTGACAAACAGAACAGGGTCATTCCTGTATAGGGTAATGAACTGAATAAACGGGTTATTAGCCATTGTTTTCCAATGTCTCTACGACAACTTCAGCCTTACCCATGTGCTTTAAAGCTTGTAGGTGTAGATCACCCAAAGAGATATTGACTTGGGTTTTAGCAGTATCACCATAGTTCTCAGGATCAAGCTTGGAGGCCATCCACTTACGGGTATCGACTTGGAGTCTGGCTTTATTAACACCACTATTGCTTGTCTCATCTGCTTGGTCAGCAATGTCCAAAGCCTCTTCTGCCAGTTTCTCAGCCTTTAGCTTACGTGCAGCAAGCACCGCATCTCTTCGCTCATCAGTATGGTTTATCCAGAAAGAAAGCATTGGCCTAGAACACTCTATGAACTCTGCCAAGCGTCCAATGGTCATTCCTTGGCTAATGTGAGCTGTCACAAACTCTATCCCCCCAAGCTCTTCAATCTTCCTCTCCAACGCTCTACGCATAGGGAATCCTGCCATTCTTCTCTCCTTGATTTAATGTCTACAAATTCTAAACTATAAAAAATTTTTTGGAGGGTTCTTTTGTTCCTGATAGGGGGTGGGTGGGGGTCTATGGATTAAAGGGTATGTTGATGTGTGTTTATGTCCCCTGCTACAGCGCCCCCTCCATTTATCGATAGGGGGGGGGTA